ACTTACAGACAGATGGTACTATATCATCATGGGAGTTAAACCTTCCAGATCAAACAAGTGCTAATGGATTGTTCTTAACTTCAGATGGTTCTGACGCTAGTTGGTCAGCATTAGGTTCTAGTGTCTTACCAGATCAAACAGGTAACTCAGGTAAGTTTCTAACAACAGATGGTTCTGATCCTAGTTGGACAACTAACACTCTTACAGATTATGTTAGTGACGCTACAAACACAGGACTAGGGGTAAGCTCATTAGATGGTATATCAGGAGCTACAAACTGTACTGCACTAGGTGTAGGTTCAGTATCAGGTATAGCAGGAGCAGATAATACAGGTATTGGTTATAACTCTTTACTAGTTACTACGGGTACTAATAATGTAGCTGTAGGTAGTTTAGCAGGAGAGGATCTAGCAGCAGGTATTGAGAATGTTATCGTAGGACATAAAGCAATGAAAGATGCTACTGCTCCTACTCAATGTGTAGCGATAGGCCAACTAGCAGCACAGAAGCTAACCACAGCCTCTCAATGCGTGTATGTAGGTAGAATAGCAGGACAGAATCAATTAAGCGGAGCTAACAACACAGCAGTTGGTACAGGAGCTTTATCTCTTGGTACAACTACTACATCAAATGTAGCTGTAGGTGTTAATGCTCTAGCTAATTCAAATGCTTCATATAACGTGGCAGTTGGTAATGGATCGGGATCAGACGTAACAACAGGTAGTAGTAATACATTCTTAGGTTACAATGTAGATGCAGGTTCAGCTACAGCCACTAACCGTATTGTATTAGGTACTCAGATAGCAGGTACAGCTAACGATCAATTCTCCTTCGGTAAAGCTAGTAACGTAGTAAGTAATGACTTTGGTTCTGATGCTTTATGGTCTAGATCTTCAGATGAAAGAAAGAAAGAGAACATAGAAGATTCAGAGTTTGGTTTAGATCTTATATCCTCACTACGTCCAGTAGAATTTAACTGGAAAGAAGAATGGGGTAATACAGATAAGAAGATTACTGGTTTAATAGCTCAAGAAGTAGAAGCAGCTTTAGAAGGTAAAGACTTCATAGGTCACGTAGTAAGAGAAGATGGTTATCAAGAGTTAAAGCTAGAAGCTTTCATACCAGTGTTAATCAACGCAGTTAAAGAATTAAAAGCAGAAATAGAAGAACTTAAAGAATTAAAAGCATAAGAAGAAGAACTTAAAGAAATATGAATAAAGATTCAATAGATAAGGAAGTAGTAGAAATAAGAACGGAGTGTGAAAACTCCTTAAAAGCTTTTGCTAAGTGGGTAAGTCCAGATAGATATTATGGTGATGTTCATTATGATATGTTTGACTTCTTTCAGCATGGTGAATCTAGATGTAAGTTAGCTCTTATTCCTCGTGATCATCAGAAGAGTTGGTGTGCAGCGGTGACAGCAGCTTGGTATCTCACTATCCAACCTTGGACACGTATTAACTACGTATCGTGGTCAGAGAGCCTTGTAAACGCTCAGATGACCTCTATAGAACAGATACTTTACTCAGATGCTCATAGGGAACTATGGACTGAGCATTTAAACTTTGAAAGAGATCCTAGAAAGAACATGATGGTTCACAGAGCCACAGAAGGTTGGAACAGACAGAACTTCTTCTTAGACCACCCTGCTCGTAAAGAACGAATGGTACGTGACCCTAGTGTTCGTGCTACTACAGCTAAGTCAGGTAATACAGGTATGCACTCTGACTTAACAATCTTTGATGATTTGGTAACAGATGAAAACTGGGATACTGAGTCAGGTAAGACAGACGTGTTAAAGTGCTATAAGTCTTTTGCGAAGATTAACTCTTCAGGTGGAAAGTTTATAGCAGTTGGCACTAAGTATAGTGAAGATGACCTATACACAAAGATGCTAGATATAGAATATAAAGTTAAAGGTAAGACATTCAAACGTTGGGATAAGTTTGAAAGAGTTGTAGAAGATTCATACAGACGTACTGGAGATGGTAACTATGTATGGCCTAAGCAACAGATGCCTAACGGTGAGTGGTATGGGTTTGATGAAGAAGAACTAGCTATTAAGAAAGCTGATGCTTTGATTGATGGTGATTTAGGTTTATTCTATGGTCAGTATTATAATGACCCTTCAGATGAATCAACTCACGTTATTAAGAATAGTAACTTCAAATATATAGATCCTAAACATCTAGACAAGGTTGGAAACAACTGGATGTATAAGGACAACAAGTTAAAGCTTACTGCTGCTGCTGACTTAGCTTGGACAGATAGTTCAAGTAAGAATGCTAAAAGACGAGATTTTACAGCAGTAACAGTTGTTGGTATAGATGAAGAAGGGTTTGTATATGTACTAGCCCTAGAAAGATTTCAAACAGATAAACCAGAAGTGTATTACGAGAAGATTATAGAGCTACATGAATATTGGGAATTTAAGAAGATATTCGTAGAAACTAACTCAGCAGGTAAGTTCATTAAGAACTTCCTCGTAGATGAGGTCAGACGTAATGGTGGAAGACTCGAAGTCGAAGGGAAAACACATACCTCCCATGATGGAAAGAAAGAAGAGCGAGTTGCACAAGTATTACACCACAGGTATAGGAATGGTACAATTTACCACACCAAAGGTGGTTACACCAAGATGCTGGAAGAAGAATTAAAACTAGCTAAACCACCACATGACGATTTAAAAGATGTTCTCTCTATAGCGGTAGCTGAATGTATAGCACCTCTAAAGAAGAGAGGACAAGAAAAAAGAAACCACAATGTAGTGCCAATCAGTAGATTTGGTGGACGGAGAAGACGTTAATATGAGTGGAGAATCACTTACAGCATTAGGTGGGTTTACTACCTCTGAAGAGAAAGCAGATACTATTATTACTACGTTTACTAAGTGGGACTCTAGTAAGCAACCTGCTATCGAGAAGTGGAGAGAAGTAGAGAGCTATCGTTATGCAACAGACACAAGTTCATTGCCTAGTGGTAGTGCATTTACTCATTCAACTCACATGCCAGTTGTATCAGCTATAGCTCAAGACTTAGAAGCTATACTAATGCAAGTTGTTATGCCTCACGAAGATTGGTTTACATTTGAGCCTAGTGATGCTGAAGCAGCAAGAGCAGTACAACGTAAGACAATAGTTAGCTACCTAAAGAACAGACATGCTCTCAATGGCTATACAGGGACGGTAGACAAGCTTAGGAGTGACTTAGTATCCTATGGTATATGTTTCTCTCAAGTAAGCCATGTAGACCGCTCAGTAGGCGACAGACAAGGATATATAGGACCAGTAGTAAATAGAATTAGTCCTTATGATATTGTATTCGATCCTACTGCTGCTAGATTTGAAGACTCCCCTAAAATAATAAGAGAGATAGTTTCTCTAGGTGAACTTCATAGAAGAGGTCTTAAAGGTGAGTTTGATAATGATAAGGTTACAGAGTTACTAACACAGAGAAGACATGCTGCTAGTTCAGATAGTGGTGAAGATAAGAATGAACAATATGTCCCTATGGGATTTGATACATATCAATCTTACCTAACAGGTGGGTTTGTAGAACTACTTTGGTTCTATGGTGATGTGTATGATGCAGATAATAATATATTACATGAATCTAAGATGATTGTAGTAGCTGATTCTTCTTTCACTCTATTAGAAGAAGATATTAAAACAGCTACAGGTAAGCCACATATCTACAGAAGTGTATGGCAAGAACTCCCTGATAACTTATGGGGTATGGGTCCGTTAGAGAATATAGTAGGACTCAACTACCAAGTTAACCACAGAGAGAATGCTAAGAGTGAAGCTCTAGACAGACTTATATATCCTGATAAAGTGTATGTAGGTGATGTAGAAGAGATGTATGATGATGAAACTGACACAGTTACTTATCTAGCACCTGAAGGTGGAGGAGTTAATGAACTAGCTATTAATACACAGTTCTTTAGTTTCGATCTCCAGATAGATAGACTTACACACTCAGCACGAGCAGCAGCACGTCTACCAAGCGATCTAACGGGTTTTAGAAGTCAAGGTGAGAAAACCCTAGGGGAAGTAGCTGCGTTGACTGAAGGGGGCATGAGGGGCTTTGTAGACAAGGCTGCTAACTTCGAGAGAACATCATTAGAACAACATTTAAAGGCAGAGATAGAATTAGCTCATACTCACTTTGGTACAGCGTTTAGTGTTCCTAATAAAAGTGAAGCTGGATTCATTGAGATGCTTAATGTAACAAAAGAAGACTTAGCTGTTAATGGTTTGTTAATACCTAGAGGAGCTAAGAGGTTTGCTAGAAAGAATCAGATGTTAGCTACCCTGACTCAAGTAAGTGCTACTCCGTTATTCCAGATAGCTCTACCTCATACTTCAGCAGTAGGTGTTTCTAATATGTTAGCTGAGTTATTAGAGGTACAAGATGAAGGTATCTTTGAAGAGAATGCTCAGATAATAGAAGCAACAGAACAACAACAGATGATGGATCAAGCAGAACAGTCTAATGCTATAGCTGCTAGTCAAGCTGGTATAGAAGAGACAATGTTAGATCAGGAGATACAGAACCTTGAGTAAGATTAGAGTACCTAGTTTTCTAACTAAACTAGATAAAGAAGAGAAAGTAGAGATGATTAAACAATGGTCAACTCTTAAAGGATACAGATGTATTGATCTAATGAAAGAACATCTAGAAGATGAACTAGAAAGGTTAATACAAGAAGATGAGAAGGCAAGTCCTGTGACTTGGTTTCAAAGTAAATGGGGTAAAGCTAAACGTCTAGGACGTAGAGAACAACTCCGAACAACAATAAAAGACCTGACCTAGGTTTTAAGGATAGAAAGAAATGAGTTTTACAGATCAACCTGCTGACCAAGCAACCCCGAATGTACCAGCCGACCAGCCATTAACATTCAATGTAGGAGAGAGAACCTTTGATACTGATTCAGCAATAACTAAGATACAAGCTGCTGATGAACATATCGCTAGACTAGAAGCAGAGAATGCTGAATACAAATCCAAGGTGGAACAAAGTACTAGTATAGATGAAGCTTTAGCTCAACTACGAGAGAAGAACGCAGCACCTCAGAATAGCCAACCTACACCAGATACCACTGGAGTTAGCGAGGAACAGATTGGAGCGATTGCGAATAAACAGATTGCAGAATTCTTAGCAGCAAAGCAAGTTGAAGAACATGCTTCAGCAGCAGAAGCTTTAGCTAAGAGAACTTACATGGAAACTGGAGAACAGTTAAAAGCTATTTATGGAGATAAGACTGACGAGGCTATAGCTACTAAAGCTGCTGAGTTAGGTGTACCATCGAAAGAGCTATTCGATATGGCTACTAATCCTACAACAGCTAAACTACTTCTACAAACTATGAAAGCTAACCCTGCACCTTCACAACCAACACCTTCTGGTGGATATAACTCGGCTCACGTTAGTAGTCAACAAAGCGAAAGCTTTATTGATTACAGTAAGCCGATAACTTCAAGTACCATAACTGCTGCTCTTAAACAAGCTGGTGGCGGGTACAACTAAACTATTTTAAGGAATTATAATGGCTCAAACTACAACGAATAGTGCCAATATTATCAAGCAACAAATCTATGGAGAGATGTTACAAGAGTCTTTCAAAGATAATATACTTGGTCTTATAGGTATGAACGATCTAACTTCAGAGTTCCCAGTAGGCGATACTTTTAATGTAGATCAAATTGGTCAAGCAACTCTTTCTGATTATACAGAAAATACAGACATTGACTATTCTGCAATTGATACTTCTCGTATCACTCTTGCTTTAACTGATTACGTACAAGATGGTTTCTATGTAACAGATAAATTAAAGCTTGATGCTGGTGGTCGTGCTGATCGTCTATGGTCAACTCGTGTTAAAGAAAGCTCTTATGCTTTTGGTAAGCGCATGGAAGCTGACTTGTATGCTGCTGCAAACGCAACTCAAACAGCTGCAGCTACTAACTCAATTAACGGTCAACCTCATCGTATAGCTCTAGCAACTACTTATACTGCTCAGAACTTTGTTGATGCTGTTGCTGATTGTAAGTTATCTTTCGATAAAGCTAATGTACCTGAATCAGGTCGTATCTTAATCGTTGATGCTAAGACAGAGAACAAGCTAAACAAACTAGCTACTGGTGCAGTACTTGTTGCTGACAGCCCTCGTTTTGAAGGTTTACTAGAAACTGGTTTTGCTAAGTCACACCGTTTCATTCGTAACATTCATGGCTTTGATGTATTTGTATCAAACTTACTTCCTGTATCTACTGCTAGTGAGACTGTTGATTCAGTTGCTACATTAGCTGGTTCAGAAGTTTGTATTGCTATGTGCGTTGCTGATGAAGATTGTAAGCCTATGATGGGTGTTATCCGTCAACAGCCTACTGCTGCTTTTGAACGTCAAGAAGAAAAGAAGCGTGATGCTTGGTCATCTACTTCTTACTGGGGATTTGCGTTGTATAGACCTGAATCATTAATTTGTCTAATCACTGATAATTCATAGGAGAATTGACATGGCTTTAGAAAGCGTAGGTGGACGACAGACATTCTTTGGTGCTTTACCGACAAAGAATAAATTTGGTGGTGAGTTGGCTTCATCTGGACAAAAGAAAGAATTAAAATTCCCTTTTTCCTATGATGACCTTCCTGCTGTAGATGCAGATAATGAAATGTTAGCAGTATTACCTGCTGGCGCTATGATTACTGCTGCTTATATCAAAGTAGATACTGCAATGGCTGGTTCTTCTGGTACTCTTACCATTGGAACATATGAAGCTGATGGTGGTGGTGCTATTGATCTAGATGGTATTGACGTAGCTGTAGCTCAAGCTGCTCTGATTGCTAACACAACTATTGTTTGTGATGGCGCTCAGATTGGTGGTGGTATTGTTCTAGCTGAACGTGCTGCTATCGTAGCTGTAACTGGTGGTACTGTTACTGCTGGTGAGTTTACTTTGTATGTTGAATACACTGTATAACTAGTAAGACCGAAAGGGGAGAGAGTTATTTCTCTCTTCTTTCATTTATTTTAAATATTTACTTGACAATTTCGTAAAAGGTATCCATAATGAGAGTATATAGATAATGAAACTTACATTACTACAAGTAATAAATTATTATATGGATCATACTGATGGATTCCGTATATCAACAATAGACGATGGTATAGAAGCACAGCAAGTAGCATCTATAGCAGAGAAAGTATTCTACGATTTAAACAACGATGTATTCGGTAACACTCAGTTACAATCATTAGTACAGCTAGAATCTCTAGCAGACAATACTAAACCTAATTATTTAAAACTCCCTGATGATGCAGCAGATATATTACATGATGCTGTTATGTATAACATCTCTAAAGATATAACAGAAATAGAGATGAATGAGATTAAATATTTAACTCCTCTTGAATTTATAGACTTTATAGGTACAAGAAAGGTTAAGACAACTAATCAGGTAGTAACAGACTTCGGTGGTTATAAAATGACCATTGATAATAACAAAGCTCCTCAGTACTTCACATCATTTGATGATTCATATTTAGTATTTGATTCATACAACTCAGCAGTAGATGATACTCTTCAATCAAGTAAGAGTGGAATAGTTACACATCTACAGAGAACATTCACTCCGTCTGATACTTACATAATAGACTTCCCTGAATGGTTTCATCAGACATACTTAAACACTGTTATGTCAGAAGCTAGTGCAGCATTAAGAGAAGAACCTTTACCATCTATAGCTAGACTATCTAGACTTGGTATTGTAAGAGCTAGAAAGAAACAAAGAATCGGTCAAAGAATAACAGCAAAAGATTACGGTAGACATTAATGTATAAAGAAACAATTGTAGGAAAGACTAAAGCAGGAAAAGAACTAGCTTACAGCGTTAAGCCTAATCACTCTCTCTACACTATTCACTTTACTACGGGTGGACAAATACCAGAAGTATTAAGTGGGTATTGGAATGATCAGAGACAGATAGTACAGGCTATAACTAGCTACTTGAATAAAGATAAGCTATGTAAACCAGATCAAGAAAAGAAAGATTATAAGAAAAGTATATCAGCTTCAAAGAAAAGACCTAACAAATTAAAGCATAAAGAGAGTAAGTAATGGGTAGAGCCAGAGGAGATAAAGAGTACGTCTTACCTTATCAAGGTATGAATACAGAAGCTAACTTGCTTCATTTCCCTACAGAGTTCTCTCCCTCTCTCCTTAATATGGAGATAGACTTTAACCCTCAGATGGTAAGACCTAGAAAGGGTTTAGCTAAGTCTGACTTAGAAAGATTAGCTGATACAAGAAATGCTAGTGACCATGCTGTTGCTATTACTTCTTACTTATGGGAAGGGGTAGGTCAAGATCCTTCTCTAGACTATGTAGTTGTACAAGTAGCAGAGTTCTTATACTTCTTTAATGCTGACAGTCTAGGTAATCCTACTACAGCAGTACACACAGAAAGATATGACTTAACTGGTGCATTGTCTGGTACAGATAAAGGTACAGCAGCTTTACTAGAGCCTACAAGAGTTGTAATGGCTAATGTTAAAGGTAAGCTGTTAGTTACTTCAGAACAGATAGACCCCGTAGTAATAGCGTGGGACGCTGATACATCTACTTTAGATCCTGTAATACTTAAACTAAACATAAGAGATATGTTTGGTATAGAAGATGGATTAGAGATAGATGAGCATCCAGCTAGTTTACTAGATGACCATAAGTACAATCTGTATAACCAAGGTTGGTATAAGCAGAGAAGATTAACTACGGGTAGTAAGACAGAATCAGATCCAATAGCAGAGTATGCAGCGCAGAATACTACTTACCCTTCTA